TTTTATTAATTTAAATTAATAAAAAATATAAAAAAACAACAAACAATAATATATAAAATATTAATTATTTGTATTAGTATATATATATACTTTTTTCTTAACGCCTAAATATTAATTTTTTTAATATATACATTAATAATTTATTTAAAAATTTATAATTAACACTTATAAAACTTTATGTCTTTTATTCATAAATAAGTATAATAATATAAGATATAATATTAAGTTTCTAAATTAAAATTTTAAAAGTAATTATGATTAAATAATTAACATTATATTTATAATTTTTATATAATAATTATATTTTATATTATTGAATTTATTATAAAAAATAAATTAAATATAATATATTTTTATATATAATAATATTATAATATAATAATGAGTAATTCTAATTCTGCAAAAAAAATGCTAAAAAAATATAACAAAAATCAAATTGGTGGAAATGATATAATTTTAGTTTGTTCTAATGATTTAAAATCAAATAATAATTTTGAAAATAAAAGTGCAATAAAATTAATATTTGATTTAATTAATTGCACAAATATTAATGATATTAAAAATAATATTAACAATTATATTAATAATAAAAATGAAAATGAAACTGATTGGAATCAAAAATATAGTTTTGGTCTTATTAATGATATTTCTGGAACTAATTCTTATTTTACTAATAAAATAAAAGAATTTTTTAATATTAATAAACAAGAATTAACAGGAGAATTAATTGTAAAAGGATTGAAAGATATTATTGATTCTTACGAAAATCAAAGTAATGAAAAAGATGTAAGTAATAATGAAAAAGATGTAAGTAATAATGAAAAAGATGTAAGTAATAATAATGAAAAAGATGTAAGTAATAATAATGAAAAAGATGTAAGCAATAATAATGAAAAAGATGTAAGCAATAATAATGAAAAAGATGTAATCGAAAATTCTAATATAAATAATGAAATTAAAGGTGGTGCTAAATCTTCTAAAAAAACTTTCAAAAAATCTTCTAAAAAAACTTCTAAAAAAACTTCTAAAAAAATGATTGGAGGTGCTAAAAAAATATCCAAAAAATCATCTAAAAAAACTTCTAAAAAAATGATTGGAGGTGCTAAAAAAGAATCAAAAAAAGCATCAAAAAAAACTTCTAAAAAAACTTCTAAAAAAACTTCCAAAAAATCATCTAAAAAAATGATTGGAGGTGCTAAAAAAGCATCAAAAAAAACATCAAAAAAAACTTCTAAAAAAATGATTGGAGGTGCTAAAAAAGCATCAAAAAAAGCATCAAAAAAAACATCAAAAAAAACTTCCAAAAAAGCATCAAAAAAACCTTCTAAAAAAATGATTGGAGGTGCTAAAAAAGCATCAAAAAAAACTTCCAAAAAAACTTCCAAAAAAACTTCTAAAAAAATGATTGAAGGTGCTAAAAAAGCATCAAAAAAAACTTCCAAAAAAATAATTGGAAGTGCTAAAAAATCATCCAAAAAAACTTCTAAAAAAATAATTGGAGGTGCTAAAAAATCATCCAAAAAAACTTCTAAAAAAACTTCTAAAAAAATATCTAAAAAACCATCTAAAAAAACATCTAAAAAACCATCTAAAAAAAATATAAAAAAATAATATATATTATATAATTATTAATTTAATTATAAAAATAATTTAATTTTATAAATCAAAAAAATATGTTAATACATTATATAATTGATCAATATTAATTATTGTGCAATTGTTAATTTTTAAAAGTTCAGATAAATTTTTGTTAATAATAAAATAGTTTCCAATAACTAATTTATTTGAAATTAAATATTTTAAAAATATTTCATATAAATCAAAATATTTAAGTTTATTATATTTTAAATTAAAAAATTTTACAATTTTTTTTTTAATTTTATATTCAATAGTATTATCATTAATATCAATATCAATTTGTTTGGGAATAATAGTAATTGTTGAATCTTTATCAATTTCTATTATTTCAGACTTAGTATTAGTTTCTTTTAAATTTTGTGATTTAAATTTATTTATTAAAATTTCTAAAGATTCTATTTTATATGTATCTTGAAAAATATTTAAACAATTTTGAGTAACATTAATATCACAATCATTAATTAAAAATTTTATTACCTTTCCATTTTTTGGTATTTTACAAGCTTCTTCTAAACATATTGAATTATATTTTCCACCTAATTCTTTAAATTCTTTAATTTTATTTAAATTATCATTTTTTGAACATTCATTAATTAAAATTTCAATATTAGGTTCAATATTAGTTTTATATGGATAATAATTATTTTTAGAACAAATAGCTAAAATTTCATTATCAATTTTTATATTATGTTTTTCAATATTATTTATATAATATCCATGTTCAAGTAATAATATAATAATTTCTTTATTAATTATTAAACCAAATTCACATAATATATCTATAATATCAGAAATTAATTTATTGTTATAAGAATAACCATTAAAATAATTTCCATTAACTAGTTTAATATTTTTTTTAACAAGTTCATTAATTGTATTTATATCAGGAATAATATTATTATTTTCTAATAATAATAATATTAACTTTTTGTTAAGAATAGATATTGCTTTATGAAATATATCAATTTTTTCTGTTTGTGTTAAAGAATAAGAAATTATATTATAAATTTTTTTAATTATTTCAGTATTTTCTATAAATGTGTAAATAATTTTTAAACTAATATTTTTATTTTCTTTTAAAATATTTTTATTAGAATCTAAATATTTTATTATAATATTTTCTATTTGTAAAAAATTATATTTTGTTATTTTGTCAATATATAATGAAAAATGATTAATATTCATTGACATTAATATATTTTCAAAACTTTTTATTTTTAAATGAGATATTAAAAAATTTAATAAATTATCTTTTTTGTAAGAAATAAAAATTTCTGATATACAATTAATAAAATTATAATTAATTTTTTTTTGATTATTAATTATTTCATTAATTTCATTATCTGAAAAATGATTAATTATCAGATCCCACTGTGGAATTATTAAAAATTTAGAACAATTAATAATAAATATTTTAATTATATGTAATTTATTTGAATACTTGTTTATACAATTTGACATTTTCATCATTAATAATAAATTATTAAAATATTCTTGAGTTACATTTTCTAATAATAAATTACCAATATTACATATTTCATAGCAATGTTTATGTGTATTATCACAATTTTTAATTTTTATTAATTCTTTTTTTACTAAATTTGAAAATAAATTATTTTGCATTATTAAAGATATAATAATATATTTAATTATATTAAAATTATTTCAATTTTAATGAATTTTAATAAATTTAAAATAAATTATCCCAATCAATATCTTCAGTAATGTTTTTTGTATTATTTTCAGATACTTTTTTAATTGTTCTTGAAGATTCTTCAAAATCTTTAAATTCATCTTCAGAATCTACAAAATCTACATCTATATTTTTATTCAAACCTGTCTCATTTTTTTTAAATATATTTAAAATTTCATATGGTGGAATTCCATGATCTATTATATCACAATGTTTTTGTTCTGATTCAAATTCTCTTAAAGATATTACAACAAATGAATCAACTGTTATTCTTGGACCTTTTTTCATATTTCCAGATAATTTACCTTGTCTTATTATTCCATCAGAACATAAAACATCAAAAGAACCTCCATTATTATGAACAACTTTTGCAAACATTTGTCCATGTTCTATATTGTCAACAGCATCATATTTACCAAATCTTCTTTTTTGTTTTTTTGTTTTATTACCTCCAGAAATATTTTTAACCATTTTATTAATATATATAATACTATTATTTTTATTTAATTTTCAATTTTTTTTATTAATTATTTATTAAAATAATTATATATAAATATATTAAATTTTTGTTTTTGACACTTTTATTAATTATTTATTAAAATAATTATATATAAATATGTTAAATTTTTGTTTTTGATACTTTTATTTGTATCTTTTATACAATCCATTTTAATTACTTTTTTTTATATTTTTAATTATGTTTTTATTCATATTTTCTTCTTTAATTTTCATATTCTCTTCAATTTCTTTAATTTTTTTTTTTATATTTTTAATTATGTTTTTATTTTTCTTCTTTAATTTCTTTAATTTCTTTAATTTCTTTAATTTTTTTAATTTTTTCTTTAATTTCTTCTTTAATTTCTTTAATTTCTTTAATTTCTTTAATTTCTTTAATTTCTTCTTTAATTTCTTCTTTAATTTCTTCTTTAATTTCTTCTTTAATTTTTAAATTAATGGGTATATCATCTCTTAAATGAGTTCTATTAAATTTTGAATAAATATTATTATAATTTTTTATATTAAAATCAACTGAATTTAATGCAAATTTAATTCTATTTTCTGGTGTATCTTTAATATGAGATATACCAGATTCTGTATCATCTAACCAAATGGAGCAAAAAGCAATTAAAATAGTGTTAATATTCCATCCACTTGACCATTGATCTGTATGATAACTTGAATTAGTAAGACAAATTTTATTATTATTATTATTATCTAAATTTTGATCATGAATTTTAAATCTACCAGAAGGTGTTAACATAAAATAATTAGGTGGTTTAATTGGATAATCTTCACTATGAACTATTTTTCCAATATATTCACCTCTATAATAAACTGTATTTTTCTGTCCAATAATTAAAAAATACCATATTAATGGATTTATATCATCTTGAAATGCAGTACAATAATGTAATGGCTCTTCTTCTAATATTTTTTTTTCATTTTTAAATCGTTTTTCTTGTATAATTTTTTTTTTATTAAATGCCATAGTTATAGTAATAATTTGGATATTTTAATATTTTTTTTTCAATTTTTATTTATTATATGCTATAGTTATAGTAATAATTTAGATATTTTAATATTTTTTTTTTTCAATTTTTATTTATTATATGTACAATAAGAAAAGTATGTTAATTAATATCTAATATTTATAGTAGTAAGTACATATATTAATTAAAATTTGAAAAAAATATTTTAATTAGCTTCTATTTACATTATTATAAAATAATAGTAATCCTATAAATGCAATTTAATATTAGTAATTTATTGAATAATAAATTAAGTATTCCAGAAGAATTTTTATGTCATAATACTAATAAACTTTTAATCCTATAATTAGTAAAAATAATAATATAAAGGATAATATTGTCTATAAAAATATTCAATAAATTATTGAAATATATAATAAAAATAAAATAATTTTATATAATTATTATTTTATTAAATATTCCATTATAATTTATATATCCAATATCAATTCAAATAATAAATTTTCTTATTATTACAAGTGATAAAAATAGTTATGATTTAGAAAATATATTAAATTGTTAAATATCTCCATTAACAAGAAAATAATTAAATAATATTTTTTATAAAAATATTATATTAAAAAAATAATAAAAAAATTTGCATTATTGAATAACTTAATTATAAAATAATAAATCATATACAAATATTATAAAACAAAAAAAAAATTATTCTTTTCTCATAGTGATTTTTTATCTAATTCATATTCAGATTAAAAATTTAATGATTTATTAGATCTAATACCAATTAATAATTACAATAATCTATCAAATTCTAATTTAAATTAAAAATTTGATGATTTAACCAGATTTAATACCAATAATTTTATAAAATTATACACCCTAAAAAAATATTTTTAAATAAAAAATCATAAAATTGAATAATAATAATTTTATTAATAAAACTACTTTTTATAAAATAGTTTATAATATAATCCTTTTATAAATAGATAATTTATTATTAAATTCTATTTCTAAAATTTATAGTAAAAATTCATTAAAAATAAAATTAATATATATATATATTTATATATTAATTTAGTGTTAATATTCTACTATTTTACATTTAGGATACTTTACATCTACTATTTGTTTTATTTTATTAATATTTTTATTACATTTATCTATTTTAATTTCTTTTAATGATAATAGTAAATTATTAATTAGTTAATTATAATAACCACCTAATTTTAAATATGTTATAGAATTTAGTAAACAATTTATTGATTGATTAAAATAAAAATCTAATATTAAATTTATTATTGAATTTTTAAAATTATTTATTAGTTTATTAAAATTGTTTCCGAATATTAAATATATTATAAAGTTTGATAAATAATTTATTAGTTGATTAAATTTAGAACTTTTCCAATATATATCCATGTTCCATATTATAATTATTTTCTGTTTTTTTACATGTTTTAATATTATCATAATTATTAAAATATATTGTATCACATAATTTTATTACTTGAATTATTTCATTATCTAATATTTTATTAAAATCTGAATCAAAAAATATTATATTATTTACTACTTCACATGACATTTTAATATTAATAAGTATATATTTTATAAATTTATCTTAATGTAAAAATATTTCAATTTTTTTTATTGCTAATATTCTACTATTTTACATTCTGGATATTTAACTCTTATTTTATTAATATTTTTATTATTTTTATTTATTTGAATTTCTTTTAATAATAAAGGTAAATTATTTATTGGTTGGTTATAATAACTTAATGTTAAATGTGTTATAAAATTTGGTAAACAATTTATTGATTGATTAAAATAAGAATATTCATAAAATTCTAAATGTGTTAATAAATTTGGTAAATAATTTATTGATTAATTAAAACAATAACCTAATATTAAATGTGTTAATGATAATGGTAAATTATTTATTGGTTAATTAAAACAAGAATATTTATCAAATTCTAAATGTGTTATTTAGTTTGGTAAATTATTTATTGGTTGATTAAATTTGCTTATTTTCCAATATTTATTAAATTTATTATTAGATTTATTGTTTGTTTTTATACATATTTCAATATTATTATAATTATTAAAATATATATTATCACATAATTTTATCACTTGAATTATTTTATTGTCTAATATTTTATTAAAATCACAATCAAATACTATTATATTGTTTACTAATTGATATGACATTCTTTTATTAATAAGTACATATTTTATAAATTTATTTTATTTTTTTATTGATAATATTCCACTATTTTACATTTTGGATATTTAACTTTTATTTTATTAATATTTTTATTATTTTTTTTATTTAAATTTCTTTTAATGATAATGATAAATTATTTATTTGTTGATTAAAATTTTTTATCTAATGTTAAATTTATTATTAAATTTGATAAATCATTTATTAGTTGATTAAATTTACTTCCTTTCCAATATTTATCATAATAATAATTATAATTATTTTTAATTTGTACACATAATTAAACATTATCATAATCATTAAAATATATTGTATCACATAATTTTATTATTTGAATTATTTTATCATCAAAAATTTTATTAAAATCACAATCAAAAAATATTATATTTTTTACTACTTACATAACATTTTTATATAAATAAATGTATATTTTAATATTCTAAATATAATAAATTATAATTATAATAATATAAAAATGTTATTAAATAAAATTAAAAATATTATATTTAATTTAAGTTTTTTTCATGCCTCTTACTTTTGGTTTTGAATCATTTTGATATTCTTTGACAATTTTTTTATTATCATATTTATTATTTTTTTTTGAGACAAGTTGAAATGAATCTTTATTTTCAAAATTTTTTACAGGTTTTATATTAAATTTTTTATCCTGATTTACATTTTGTGTTTGTTCTTCTAAATCATTTTCTTGATTTTTATTGGAATAATTTTGATTTAAATCTCTTAAAACTTTGTAATTTAATTTATTAAAATTTTGTTCAGAATCTTTAAATACTCTTTTAATTAAATTACTATGAACTTTTGATATTGTTCTTGATGCAAATTCTAAAGTTTTTGTTTCTTCATTCCATATCATTCTTAAAAATGAATCTTTTTTTTTCATAAGAGCTGTTGCAACATCAGATTCACATTTATATTCTGATTTACTTTGAAATTTTGAGATTTTAAATGGTCTTACTTTAGATAATTCTTCTAGATATTCAGAATTAATATTAAAAAATATCATATTAACATTACTTTGGTGTGAATATTTTAAATTATGATTTTTTCTGAAATCATTTAATATTTCAAATATTTTAGCTAAATCATCTGATTCATTATAATGAATATAACCAGTAATTATTTTTGATTTAGTCTCTATTGATAGTTTGTTATTTTCCATTATTATATATATGATTACATTTTGAAAATAGTCCCATTATTTTTTTTTTTCAATTTTTATTCAATATTATAATATTACTATTATAGAAATCCAACAAAATTGTTATACTAAATATTTATATAATAAATAATTTAAGGAATTCACTATTTATTCAATATATATGAATTAAAAAAAGTATATAAAACAATATATTATATTTATACTAATAAGTACATTAAAACTAATTAAGTATATTAGAAGACTTATATTACATAAAGTGCATTTAAAGAACAATAATAAATTAAGTATATTATAATCCTTATATTGTATAAAGTGCATTAAAAGACTAATAATAAATTAAGTATATCAAAAGTCTTATTAAAGTATATTAAAAGATTAATAAATATTCTTTATAAAAAAAATTAAATTTATTTTTTTTATTATTGTATTTATTATATATAATATTTACCTTTGACAGTATTACTTTTTTAAACATTAAAAAAGTATATTTATCTAATAAATATGATCTTAATTTTATTTAATTAATTAAAAAAATAAAAAAAATAATA